CGAGCATGATCCAAAACCTACCACCGCGAGCCGTGCCCCTAGATTAGCCCCGATTCACCCAAAAACGGGGCGCACAGGGCCCTAGAATAATTTCAACGGCACTCGAGTATCAGCTATCGAACATAAAAGCCCATAGTTATGCGGGTTTCAGCGGTGTTTCGGCTGCCGAACATGCCCGCCGCACGGCTTGTGGATAACCGCCAAATTATGGGCCATCAATCCACAAAGTTATACAGCCAGGACGGGAGCTGCCAACCTTTTATTCCGTGACCTCCAACTGCGCTGTATATTTCTTGATCACTGGCCCCGCGCACTTTTGCGCATTGTGCATAACTCGGTGGATTGATTCGCGCACCGCGTACCGTG